GCCAGGGAATGCCAGGGAATGCCAGGGAATGCCAGGGAATGCCAGGGAATGCCAGGCGTTGATTGAGACGGTTGCTTGAAACGCAAGCAAGGTGCAATTGCAAGTGGAGTGCAAGTGCAAGTAAGGTGCAATAGGGGGGGAGGGGGTTGCGGGCGCGCGCGTTACAAAAATGCTTATTGATCCACCCCCCAAAGGAAAAATGCGCTAAAGGGGACTTGACAAGATTGTTTGATCTGGTAAGTGTTGGGCATGAGCAGTCCAATGAGCTACGATTTGCAGGGTCAGGGTGGAGGTAAAGTGCTGGGAGATACAGACAGTGCAAACGATGTTCGTTGGTTTCAGTGTTTGACTGACTGTGTGATTAATGACATTGATGCATCGAACTTGGAGAACGCTTCTGCGCTTTGTGGTCCTACGATTCCAGCGGGTGTTGGATTTGGGGGGAAGATTGAGTTCATTGAATTGGATACTGGGTTGGCGATTGCTTACTTTGCCTAATGAGTCAATTTGCACAGAGTGGTGCGTTGAATGACGGGCAATCCTCTGATGGGGATGGTGGGTTTACTGGTGTGAACCAGAGGTTACAACTGAACCAGTTACAACCTGGTGAGGTGAGAGAGTCCTTGAATGGGAGGATGGAAGGACACTGGAAGCCACGAAAGGGTGTTGTGGCTAGGACGAGTTCATTGACCAGTGGTGGTAGTCCGTTACAATTACCGTTCTTTCTGATTGATGTGGCAAAGAACATCACTGCGGCTAGCGTAACTGCATCTGTTGTGACGATTACAATTGCCACTCACGGACTTACAGGCACGGCATTAGCAAGGATTACTGGGCTGGTTGGTGATGCCGTGATGGATGGGGATTTTACTCTGACTGTGGCGACTGCAAACACTTTGACGTATTCGGTGCCTGGATTGACTACCATCAGCGATCAGACCGGCACACTGTCAACCACTCCAATCAATGATGCCGCCAACGTGAACGTCAGGGCATCTTGCTTATTCAGCGATCCAAACTCTGCCAATGCTGAAAGCGTTGTGCTGGCATTGGACTCAAAGGCGATCTTGGTTGATCTGAATGACTACACTACGCAGGACATCGCGTATCCGATTACCAAGGTTCTTACTGAGGACACTGACATGATCCAAGCCTTTGATCGCATTTGCTTGTTTCGTGAGGGACTACAAGGCTTTGAGTGGTTCCCGAATGGGCGGAATATCGAGAGTGCCAGTCAGGCTGGAACATTTACTGTGACCATGAGAGTTCGTGATCACGGACTGACAGCATTGGACACAATTGTTGTGAGCGGCTTGACTGGAGGAACACCAGCTAATGGGACGTTTGTGGTTCTGTCAGTGACCGACAAGGATGTTTTCACCTACACGTTTACAACTTCACAGACACAGACATTTGTAGTCACGAGTGCAGTGCTGAAAACTGACTTCACATTAGTTCCTGCTGGAGTCTACGTTCAACCACAGGTATTCACTGTGACTGGAGGCAATGTAGACGTAGTCTCTGGTGTGGTGAGTCTGGTTGTATCAGGCAACACAACACTTGCTACTGGAGACACGGTTACTGTTTATGAAACAACAGAACCTACGTTCAGCAGTATTTCTGGCAAGTCGTTTGAGGTAAAAAACGCCACAACCACATTGATTGAGTTTATTGCACCAGTAGGTGACTTGGCTACTATTGGCGCAGACAACATCCAAGTAGGTGGACCATTTAGCGTTGGAGCAGGATTTATCCATCAACCCGCCCCACCGTGGGGGACTTACTTCCAACGTCGATTGTGGGTTCCTTTTTACTACGATCCAGCCGGAACTTTTAGCTCTCCAACCTACACAGACAGGAACATCACCGATGAAATTGCAGCTTCTGACATCCTAGACAATCATACCTACGATCAGATCGCCAGTCAATTCAGAATCACTGGTGGAACGGCTGATTACTTGGTTGCGCTGCAAGGATTCTACGATGACAAGCTAGTTGTGCTGAATCGGAACAGCCTGCATTTGATCAGTGGGACTACTGGCAGCTTGAGCGACACCAAAGTGACAGCTTTGACTACTGAGGTTGGGTGTTTGGCTAGGAAAAGCGTAGTGATGAAGGGAAACGCCATGTTTTTCTTGTCGGACGAAGGCATTTATGCGGTTGAGTTCTTAAATGACTACAACCTGCGTGGTTCTGATGAGCCGATCTCCAAGAATATCCAGCCATACATTGACCGAATCAACAAGAATCTGGCAATTTACTCCGTTGGAGTGCTATTCAACAACAGGTATTACCTTGCTGTGCCGCTGGACAGTGGTGCTGGTTTGAATGATGCCAATGGAAACAACACAATCTTGATTTTTAACTTTCTCAACAAGGGCTGGGAGTCAATCGACACCTTTGAAGCTAGTGATTTTTTCATTACCAACCTAATTGTTGGCGGTGCAGCAGAAAGGAACAGTATTTACGCCATGACATCTCTAGGTGGACTGCACGAGTTGGAAGCAACAGAGACATCCAACGATACTATTCTCTCAGCCGACAACACTCTCTCAACGAAAGCTGTGACGAGCTTCTTCATCAATTCTTCCCTGACTACCAGGGGCTACGCATTGGGTAATCTTGATCGCAAGCGGTTCACCGATGGACAAGTCACCATGCAATGCGTTGATGGTGGTCTTGGTGCGTATGACATCTCATTTGCCGCAGAAGATCCAGACAACAATCAAAGCATTGAATCGACAACCACCTTCCTCGACGGTGTGGCCCTTGGATCAGAAGCCGTAAACGAAGATGAGACAGGAAACATCCGGTTCCGCCTTGGGGGGATCAGAGGGTATGTAGGAAGCCTTACCTTGACACGAACCATTGGGTCACCTAAGGTCACATCAATCAAGGTCACTGGTTCAGTGACAAACAGACAAATCATTTCCCAGACATAATATGGCAGGAGTCGTAGAAACCACCCACACATTTGCTACCAACGAGGTAATCACCAGCACGTTGATGAATAACATCATCGATGAGACGCTGTTTACTGCTGATGCGATTACTGGAACAACCTTGGCTCAGACCTCTGGTAAGCTCAAGGTAGCAACAGCCGGGATTACGTCAAACGAGATGGCGGCTAACGCTATTACGACTACGGCAATTTTAGATGGGAGTGTTACTCCAGCTAAACTGTCTAATTCTGATTTCGGAGCTTTTACTGTTGCAAGCGGAGTAGCCACACTTGACAACAATGTTGTAACAACTGCAAAGATTGCTAGTGCAAACGTTACTACTGGAAAAATTGCAGATGCAAATATTACTGCTGCCAAACTAGATGGAGCGCAAACAGGTTCTGCCCCAATTTTTGGGGTTAGAGCATGGGTGAATTTCAATGGAACAACGGCAAACGACATTGGAGGAACTTATTCCAGGACATCAGCAACAGTAACCGTGACTACCACAGTTGCTCATGGATTAGCCGTGGGACACAAAGTATATTTAGACTTTACTTCAGGCGCGGCAGTTGATGGTGCTTTTATCGTAACGGCAATTACAAGCAGCACTGTTTTTACAGTAACTCATGGAACATCTGGAAGTGCTAGTGGAAATGTCCAATTGTTAAGGAGACTGATTAGAGCTTCTGGGAATGTAGCCAATGTAAGCACTCTAGGAACTGGTCAATACGCTGTAAACTTTACGATTGCTCTTCCAGACGCCAACTATGCACGTTCTGGGTTTGCTAACTTTAATAGCGGGGCTGTTGCTGGACTTGTTGGTGGGAATAACGCCACAGAAACAACCGCTCAATCTTGCGATATTTTTGTAGCAAATTCCACTAGTGGTAATGAAAATGATTTCACTGTAGTCAACGCAATGTTCATTGGATAAACCACAAACTTATGGATGCCTTAAGCAAAATCAACGATTACAATGATTTCCTGTCTTCATTGGGAATCTCCGATGCTGATGCGTTCAAGATGATGGGTAAGAATGTTTGCTTTGACTCGGGACAGAACAAAGATTCTCTTGAGATGCGAGATTCGGAAATACATGGCAAGGGTGTATTTGCAATTGATGACATTGACTTGGATCGCAAGTGGTTAGCATCATTCAGAAACTACAAATACTTGTGTGGTCGGGTGATCAATCATTCACCAGATCCAAATTGCAAATTCATATTTGAAGGAGATTATGTTTTTTGCGTTCCAATAAAGAAAATTGAAGCTGGTTCCGAATTGTTTGTGAATTACAGGGACAATGTCAATCTTGAATCAATAGCAATCTACAAGCAGCCCACAGAAATTGTTGAGTTTGAATCAAAGGTTCCTTCTCTTGCTGATTGGGAAAAGTCATCTCCAATCGACAAGATTGAGTATGAGCTTTCCACGATGCCATCAGGAGAACTCCCGCTAGTCCATATATTTACAGAAGGCATTTACATCAGAAAAGCATTGGCTCCAGCCGGATCAATATTTACAACCGTGCATCACAATACAGAGCATCAGTTTGTATTGATATCTGGGACTACTCAGGTTATTTCAAATGATGGAGCATTTAGAATTACTGGTCCATTCATGGGGATAACCAAAAAAGGAACTAGAAGGCTTGTTTATGCTGAAACAGATTCTGTATATTTTACTATTCACGCAAATCCAGACAATTTGACTGACCCTGACGAGATCGTCAGAAAAATCACAATCCCTATTGATAATCCACTAATGGATAATGATGACCCTAGATTCAATACTTGGAAAAAAGATATTAGTCCATCGCAATCTATTTCAACAATTATTACAAATAAATAAATGAGTTCGGCCATAACAATTGCAGCAATCGGGACAGGTGTTTCGGCCTATAGTGCTATCCAAGCAGGAAAAACTGGTAAGACCCCAGCTGCTGTTGACATCTTTGCAAAGAACAAAGAAGGAACAAATCTTGCAGGTCGTCAAGCGACCGGTCTGATTGATTACTATGGTGAATATCCTCAACAGTTCTTAGAACTAAGCAAAAGGTTTGGGCCTGAGTTCATGAGTCAGATGTTCGGTCAAACCGGACAATTTCTTGGTGGAGTAAACGGACAACCTGGATTCAACGCTCTCCAACTTTCCTCGGCACAACAAGCAGGCCAGACTCTAGGACAAGTTCGTGCTGAAGAACTTGGTCTAATGACTGGGCAGACAGGATTGACTCGTGGACTCATGCAGTCCTTGTCTCCAGAACAAGCTGCAGTTGTCCAAGCATCAGCACAAGAAGCTCAACGAGCAAGGGCTTCAGCGCAAGGCGTTACACCAGAAGAGAAGAGGATGTATGAGCAGTCTGCCCGAGAGGCATTCCAATCATCTGGACGACTAGGTGGTAATGCCAGTATTGTGTCTGAAGCAATGGCTAGAGAAAGCCTAATGCAACAGAAGCGGCAGGAAGCAGCGGCAGCAGAAGCAGATGTGTTCAAGCAAGCTGGATCATTCTACACCTCTCCTGGACTACAAGCCCTGAGTGCAGCCCCATTGGCCTACAATGCTGGTGGGAAAGACTTAGCCCTAGGCTTGCAGCTTGGACCAGCATCATCTGGCGAGTTTGATTACAACATGCCAATCAACTTGGCTATGACTCAGGCTGGAGCGCAGAACCAATCAAACATGGCGCAATACTCAGCTAATGCAGCAGCATCAGCGGCAAAGGCAAAGGCTTACGCATCACTCGGAAGTGACTTGGCTGGGCTTGGTATGGATTATTACAAAGAGAATAAATCAAATAAAAAGGGAGGTTAATCCTTACACATTCTAAATCATGGCACTTATCGGAGGACAAATAAACCCAGCATTATACCCACAACC